CCTGCTTCTTCTAATTCCTCAGTTAATGATATCTTTTCTTCTTCAGGTATTATTGGAGGTTGTCCTACTCTAAATTTCTCCCTGCCTTTAACAAGTTCCTGAACTCTCGGAGATACAAACTTCTCCTGTCCTTTAGGAACTCCACCTGCTTTGATAAATCCCTGTGCTGTATCAAATTCCTCTTTAGATACCTGCTCACTTCCCACCCAATATCTGGTAGGCTCTGCTGTTGGTGCAAGCCTTAAACCTCTTGGCTCTGGCGGAGGTGTTGGCTTTGGTCTTTCTTCTTCTTTCTTTTTCCTTGGCATTTTACTTTATTTTTGGTTGAGGAACTACCCATCCTGCAAGTCCTGCTATGCACGCTGTTATTATCATCATCAAAGTTCCGTTAACTCCTTTTAACAAAGCCACGACTTCTATAATAGTCAGCCCGCATATTGCAGCGATAACTACTTCCTTCTTTATTTTAGTCATTATTTTCTTCTCCCTTTTCTTTTCTTTTTACATGGCATTATCCTTTTCCCTCCATAGTCATTTGAGTATCTTTAGGCTGGAATGATGTAGCACGACCCATGTCTTTTCTCTCATCTTTCTGCAAGTCCTGTGATAATGTTGCAGGCGGAATGAAGTCAAGTTTTAATGCCAACTGAGCCCATAATTGCTTTTCTATATATCTCTGGTCTTTTTCCACAATCTGCTCAAATGCAAAGTAGATAACCTTAGCCTCTGACTCTGTTGATTGTCCGCCACCACCAGGCACAACCTGAGGAAGACCTATTGTTCTGTAAAACTTGTTTCTTATATCATTTCTCCACGCCATGACAACCTGGCTTATATTAACCTGGACTACTTCCCAACTTACAGCGTTCTTGTCATCAGGGATATAGATATTCTCTCCCTTATTGATGGCTGCATCCATTTTGGAGATGAACTCATCAATCTTTGTGGTATCATCAGTTCCTAATTTGAACATTATAAGAGGTCTTGCCTGTCTCTTCATCATGGTTTTCATGTCTATAAAGTTCTCTTCCTCTGCCTGTATACATGTTTCTAAGCTTTCAATATCTGAAATCCCGTGTATCTGGTCTGCAAGCCTGTTATTAGATAAATGGAATATCTCATTTGGCTGGAACTCTTGCAGGACTTTCCCCTTCTTCTTTCCAACTTTGGCAATCTGTTCATATCTTATAATAATTCCTTCCCTGTTTACGACATGCCGCATGCTTCCAGGGTCTAATGGCTTTAGATTAATCAGGGTTCCTGTTTCAGGGTTTCTTATAATCTCTGCATAAGAGTCTCCCCCAACTCTCTTTATAATTTCCATGTTAAACATAATGTCCTCAAAACTATCCTTTCCCCATCCTGTTATGTTATCAAGCAGTGCCTCTGTTGCAGTATCTGTTGTAAAGCCTTTTCCAACATTCCATATAGCCTTCATAATAATAGCAGATTTCAAATCAGGCATAGAATTAAACTCTCCCCAGTATGTTGTCCATTTATCATTAATCCATTCTGTTTCCTTTTGGTCTGAAGCTCCGTCTGTAGCTAAGGCAGTGACTTCAAATTCGTCAACTACATTAGTCATATCGCTTGCCTGTGCTTCTCCTATATCTAATTTCACCATTTTATAAATCCTGTCTGAAAGGCACTGAAACCTCAAATCTTGTTATTTTAGTTGTTTCTGTTGAAGGGGTTATATATGTTCCGTCCCTGTTCATAGGGTCTGTTCCAAACCTTACACTATTTCCATCACCTGTGTTGTCGCCATTTGTTCCCCATATTTCAACACGACATCTTAATATCTCGCCTCTTTTAAAATGTGTCTGTGTAAGGGTTCCTTTTAAAGAGAAGATATCAGGCCAACCGTCAGTTTGATTTGCGGTTTGGACAGTTCCGATTGTTACCGCATTAGTTCCATCATATTTTTGGATTTTTACCTTAAAGTATGCATCTGGTGCTGCACCTGTTCCTGCTGCATATTCCGAAGTGAAATTAACATAAAAAGTTCCTTTTACAATTTGGGGCAGATTAAAAGAACTTAAATCAAAAAGAAGGTTGGTATCATTTACCCATCCTGTTTCTCTATATGCTGCTTCAAAAACCATATCAATATCATGTGAGTAAAAAACAAGATTACGCATAAGATAGCCTTTTCCAACAGAGTCTTCTGTTGTTCCCAAATAGAACTTTACATATCCAGTTCCCTCTGCTATATCTGTCCAGTTATAAGTTGCGATTGCTGCCTCAGCGGGTATTGGATATGCTTGTGGGATTGTCATTATATCATCTTCTCCTTGTTTTCTTCATCTTTTATGAATGCAATGCCAAGCCTTGCTGTATCTCTATGAACATTAAGCATAGTTAGCGCTTCCTGTCTTGAAGTATAACCTGACATGTCATAAGTTATAATTTTATTAGCTATGAGAGATGAAGCAACATCTGCTAATGCTCCTGAAAAATGAGTTGTGGCAGCATTGGTTATCCAGTCCTTTCTTGTCTCTGAATTAATAAAGCCTTCTGTCTGGTCGCTCCATAATGCAAGGATTGGTCCACTCGCTATTACTGTGCTGTTTGCGTTAGTTCCTGCCTTATCAATAGCTGCCTGACTTGAGCATAAGTTCCATGCCATGTTATGACCACCTTACCCATACTTTTAAACTTTTATCTTTTACACACCAAGCTGCTCTGATTAGCCCCTCTACAATATGACTATAACTTCCCCAGATATGCAGTTTCCCTGTATCCTTGTCATGCTCTGCCTGTATTGATTTAAGAGATGCTTTAATCTCATCATCTTCAAGAAGCGTGATTTTTCCCTGCTGCATCAAAGCCTTTAGATTGTTATACAGGTCTTCTTTGATAATTCTCTTTTGGTGGTCTTCCCTGTCTATGCTTCTGCTCGCGTTGTTAATCTCTATAACTTTGCTTTCATTATCATCATCTTCCCTTAACAAATCACAGACAGTAATTCCCATGCCTCCGCTGTCTATGTATTCTTTCTTAAAGTGGTATTTAGAGTTCAGTTCTATTATTCTTCTTGTAGATGCAGGAATAGGAACGTTCTTTGTTACGATATTCTCAACATGGGTTAAGTGGTCTTCTGTTCTGTCAAGGATTTCAAAAGAGAACTCATCCCTGTCCATCCTTGCAACATCACAGCCAATAAAATAGTCCTTTCCGGGTGTGATGCTTCCTCTCCTCTTTCCAACACAGGTTTTCTTGATTAAATCATCCGGAAAGAACTGCATTAACTCATCTATGAACTGACCCAGATACATCTGAGAATATTGTGATTTTGTCAATGTGGCTTTCTTATGAGCGAGAAACTGGTCATCTCTTCTTGGGCAGTCTTCGCTTGATGTGTGGAAACTTGTGAAACTTGGGTCTTCAAAGCAGTTATAGTAATATCCCTCTTTTACAAATGGGGTTGATAATAGCCATATATTTCCCCTTGTTATGGCTAATCCTGGTATTACAGAGTTCCAGACTTCTTCAGGAATGAATGCTGCCTCATCTGCAATTAGTAAGTCTATTGTAAAGCCCATAATCCCATATCCTGTGTCTCCTGCAGGCAAACAATGAATGATTGAGCCGTTTTTTAAGGAAATTCTGGTTTTTATAGGTCTGTCTTTTCCCCTTTTAATCTGTGTTTTGTTAATATCATGGATATTTAACAGAATTTTTGTGAATAGAAGACCTGCCTGCCTTTCAGTCTTTGAAATCACAACAATTAGCTTGTTTTGGTTTTCTAAAGCGTATTTTGCAGCTTTTAAGCCTATAATAGTGGATTTTCCAACTTGTCTGCCTGAACGCATGACAATGTTGCCCTTTGTCTCAAGAACTTCCTTTTGCCAGTTATCTAATATTAGTGTCATTTCTTAAACTTCTTGATTTTGGTTTTGAGTTCTGCCAAGACAATCTCAGAAGCCCAAAGTGCCATCATCTGCACCCTTTCATTGGCTTTCATGCTTTCTTCGTATGCCTCATAATCTTCCCTTGTTAGTTCCATTTGTCTTCTAATACAAACTGATATAGTTTAATGATAATGCCGGCTATGATTGCTATTCCTAACATATCCTGAACTGACAGTATTTGTTCTAACATTTAATT